AAGCGATAGGTATACCATATTTAATAGTGTCCTATCCAGAGAAAAAAGAGTATATTTATGACCCAAGTTAAATTGTTAGGAGAATTAGGAGATAAATTTGGAAGTGATTGGACTTCTGAAAGTAATTCTGTTCGTGATATATTTAGACTTATAGACTGTCAAGTAGATGGATTAAAAGAATATTTGGCAGAGTGTCAAGCAAAAAATATTGGATTTACTATTCAAAATGGTGACGATTTTATAGAAGATGCGGAAGACTTAGTCATGCCAGTTCTAAAAGATACTGTAATTATAACAGCAGTGCCTGCAGGTTCAGGAAAGGGTCTAGGAAAGATTATAGCAGGATTACTTATTCTTGGAGTTATGTTTTTTACACCATTTGGAGCACAATTTTTTACAGCTTCCATACAAGGTGGAGCTGTGACAGGTACAGCAGCAGGACTTGGTGGTGGAGCTTCTGTAGCAGCTTTATCAGGTTCAGCAGTTACAGTAACAGGACTAACAAATTTAGGAGCAGCTGTAATGATGCTTGGTACTAACTTAGCACTTTCAGGAATTGCAGAAATGACTGCACCAGATGCAGGTAAAGGAAACGATGACGAATCATACTTTTTCAACGGAGCAGAAAATAATATAGAACAAGGAGCACCAGTTCCTTTACTTTATGGAAAAATGAAAATAGGTGGAACTCCAATCGCGCAAGGATTTGCACCAGGAAGAATAAAAAATACAAGAGGTTACATATATGCAAGAGGAAATGTAGATTACTTAGTTACAGATTATTATGGTAATGCTACATATACAGGAGCAACAGATGGAGGCACAGGAGGCGGAGGAACAGGTCAAGGTGATGTAGATCCTGATCCACCAACAGATGCGAATTAATTATGGCAAAATATAATAGAGAACCATTTTCAGTAAAGACTAAAGGAGACCTATCTACTCCGAGTAAGGATCAATATGCAATAACTTATGATGCATTGAGTGAAGGCCCTATTGAAGGTCTTGCCGATGGTTTGTCCTCAATTTTTATCAACGATGTACCAGTTATTCAACAAAAAGCTGATGACATATTAAAGCCAAGAAGATTTGATGTAACAAATACAACAGGAGCAACAATTACTCATGCTCAATTTGGTGAAATAGACGCTTTAGAATACCAAAATAAAACTGGACTAGATATAGGAACACGTTTTGTAATTATAGAAAAAGCAGGAGCAACTGGCGGAACAGGAGTTGCTTCTGCAACTGCTGGTAGTAAAACAGTAACTACTTCTAGCTCTTTCTTTACAGATGCGATGACAGCAAATAGGGCTAGACCTATCTATTTAAGAATTGCTGGAGCAGGTAAAGATGGCACAGAATTTGTAACAAAAGTTCAATCAAAAACATCTGCAACTTCTGTAACAGTAAAAGACATAGTACCGACAACAGTTTCTAACGCAGATATATCTTTTGATCACTTCTCAAAAATTTCAAGTATTAGCGGAAATGTTGCAACACTAGAAACTGCACCTTTACTAGCTCAGACAGGAACATCTTGTCAAGTTACAAGTCCTCAGCTCGCAGTAAGTCTTTCATCGCTTTATAACTATGATAATATAGGAATAAGTTTTAGAACAGGTAATAAAATACAAACTCCTGCAGTACTAAATGATGCTTTTGGTCAAGCTTCAGTAGTTGTTAGTCCAAATACAGAAATAAGACAAGCAGATTTAAGAGATGCAATAGGTACAACAGGTAACTTAAATTCTTCTACCTATAATGATGACGAATTAGATGAAGTAGATGCAGGACTAGAAGGCGGAACTGCAGATGATACGGTATATACTGATAGTTTCTTAAATGTATCAAATCCAAGTGAAGTAGATGAGATTCATATCATGGTTGAACTTCCTCAATGTCATGCAACAAAAGCAAGTTCAGGAGCTGTATCTTCTTCTTATGTTGAATTACAAATTTTCTTTGAATTTAGTAATAATAATGGAACAGATCATACTTCTGTATTAATGTATGGACCTACAAATAATGAAGTTCTTACTCGAACAGGTCCAAAATCAGGCAAGAATGTAAACTTTATAATAGATGGAACAGACAATATACCAAATGATGGGTATATAAAACCTCATGAAGCACAATATACTTCTTTTATTGAAGAATTTGTAATCAATACACAACAATTTCAACCTTACGATAATTTTAGACTAAGAATAAGACGAATAAATGCCGTAAACTTTAAAGACGGTAGTTTTCAACACAAGAATCCATGTAGAATAACAACAATAGAATCTATTATAAAAGATAAACTCTCATATCCATATACTTCATATGGTGCATTACAGTTTAACGCAAAAGATTTTAATAACTCTTTACCCGTAAGAAGTTATTTATTAAAAGGTAGAAAAGTAAAAGTACCTACAAACTACAGAACAAGAGAAGAAACTGGAGGAGCAGCAGCATATACAAGAAATGTATCCTCTGGAGCAACAGAAAGTACATATCAAAACTGGGACGGTAATTTTAGAGGAGATAAAAGTTTATCTGCCACTTCACCAAACTATAGTGAAGTTTATACTGATAATCCTGTTTGGATATTTTATGATTTATTAACAAATGATAGATATGGTCTAGGTCAATTTATAAGCGAAGATCAGATTGATAAGTACGAATTATTTAGACTTGCAAGATATTGTGATGAAGAAGTAAGTGATGGAAAAGGCGGAACAGAGCCAAGATTTACTTGTAATGTATATTTAACAAAAACAGCAGAAGCAACACAAGTTATAAAGCAATTTGCAAGTATCTTTAGAGGCATGGCTTTATGGAGAGATGGACAGATAAGTGCAATTGCAGATAGACCACAAGAACCAATTTATACATTTACAAAAGCAAACGTAAAAGATGGATTATTTACTTATGAAGGAACAGGCGAAAGAATAAAAACTAACCAAGTAAAAGTAACTTGGAATGATCCAAACGATAATTATAGACAATCAGTAGAGTATGTCGAAGACCATGACGCTTTAGCAGATTTAACTTCACCTCGAATTATACGAGAAGACTTACTTGCTTTTGGTACTACATCAAGAGCGCAGGCACATAGATTAGGAAAATGGAAACTACTAAGTGCACAAAACGAATTAGAAACAGTAAGTTTTAACACAGGATTAAATGCAGCAGGATTAAGACCTGGAGATGTAATAGCTGTACAAGATGCAGATAGAGATAGAGGTAGTTATTCAGGTCGTGTTTCAAATACAGGAACAAAAAATACAACTACAATTCCTTTAGATAGAAGTGTTACTTTGCCAAGTAACTCTTTTTCATCTGGATTTCCGCCACAATTATTATTGATATATCCAAGTGGCGGAGCATACTTAGATCAAGATAGTGCTACTATAAGTAGTACTACATACTCACGTGGAGATTTAATAACAAGTATTACAAGTTCAACTGCTGCTTCTAATCAAAAAGATGATTCAAATAATAAAGTGAATATATTTTGGTCAGAGAATGTAAGAGTTGAGGTACAAACAATACACAGTAGCACAGGAACTGGAAGCGTATCTTCTATAGTTGCCGCATCTGCTTTTTCAGCTGCTCCAGACGCAGAAGTTATGTGGGCACTAAAAATATTTAATGCAGATGGTACAGAAGCAACAGGTTCAGTTAAAGAATATAAAGTAGTCTCAGTAAAAGAAAATACCGAAGATAGTACACATGAAATAGTGGGTACTGCATACTTTAGAAATAAGTATGATATAATGGAGAGAGGTTTTGTCATACCACCAGAACCAACAGCAACAACTCCAGACCCAGAAGCAGAAGTTCCTGCACCAGCAAATTTACAAGCAAAAATAATTGCAAATGAAGATACAGATGAGTTTGGTATTGCTACCCATGATGTATTAATTACTTGGGATTTTCCACTAAATAGTGATGGAAAACGTTATGAATTTGCACAAGGTTTTGAAGTTAGACATAGTTTTAAAGGCAAAAAAGGATTACCAGAATTTGTAGATGT